TTAAAGGTTATTTAAAATATTAATCATATTTTGATTCTCTTCATCATATAAATGAGAATATGTATTTAAGGTCATTTTAATGTCTTCGTGTCCCAATCTCTTTGCGACTGCTAATATATTAACTTTGTTGTTAATTAAAAGGCTTGCGTGTGAATGTCTCAAATCATGAATCACAATTTTTTTCACTTTTGCCTGTTCGATATATTTTATAAAGTTAAGTCTAATCCCAACCTTCCCTTTTGTAAAAATTCTTGTGGATGGCACAGGCTTATAGAATGTTTTTGCATATTCTTTAAACAAATTTATAACATTCTCTGTTAAATCTATTTTTCTTATACTGCTTTCGGTTTTTGGAGCAGTTATAATATCCGTTTTATTTAATCTTGTAAAGGTTTTGTTTATGTTAAGTTTCTTTTTATTCAAATCTATATCCTTAAATGTTAATGCTAACACTTCCCCAATTCTCATTCCTGTCCAAAACAAAAGTGTAAACAAAAATTTTAGTTCCAAATCATCAACAACTTCAATAAACTGATTAAATTCCTGCAAATTCCAGAACAACATTTTCTTTTTATTTTTTCTTGAGCCAACCATTTCTATTTTTGCCATCGGATTGCTGGGTAAATCGTAGTATTTAATAGCAAAATTAAGAATGGTTTTAAGATTATTTTCAATTGCTCTTAAAGTATTTTTGGATAAATTGTTTTTTATCAGTTCATTTTGAAATTTCCTTATATCATTTGGTACAATTTCATCTATATAGTAATTTTCGAAAAAGGGAAGTAAATATTTCCTAAAGTATGCTTTTTTTGTTGAAATACTGTTTACTTTTAATTTTAATTCAACGTCCTCAAAATATATTTCATATAAACTTTTAAAGGTTATATTGCTTGAGTTCATGATTTTATTTATAAGTTCTCTTTCAAATTCTTCTGCCTGCTTTTTTGTATCAAATCCAGTTTTCTTTTTTCTTATTTTTTTACCTGTTTTGTCTTTTGTCCTTATTTCGACTCTCCATTTTTTGTCCCCTTTTTCTTTATAAACAGACATAAAAATCACCTACACTATTTTATATCTCTCTTCAAAATATGATGCCACTATTCTGCCTCTGTTTGTCCTATAACCCTTTTTTTCTAACTCAGCATTCAATTCTCGTATAATTTTATAGGCTTCACTTTTACTAAAGCCTAAAATTTTACATATATCATCTACAAAATAAAAATGTTTTTTCATCATTCCTCCATTTCCGTCATATCAAAATAATTCGATATAACACAATCTTTTAAAACGTGTTTAGCAGTTTCCTCAAAAGTTGGACTGCTGAAACTTTCATCTTCTATTTCTTCTCTTTCAATATATATTTTGCTATATATCTTGTTTCATTTTCAATTTTGATTTTATATATTTCAGCGTGTTTTATCATTTATCCCTCTTTTCGTGCCATTCAAGGCTACATTTTTTCATATATTCTGAATATTCTTGTGCTTCCTGTTTTGTTTCAAAGTAATTACCTAGATTATAACTAATATCATCTTCTTCCGAAAAAGCCTCAACCGTCCAATCTGTTTTAAATTGAAAATCGGTGTAAAAATAGTATCCACCACGTTTTGCTCTCCAACGTTTCTTAATACCGTATTTTTCATTTATCGCTCTTACTTTTTCTTTCAAAAGTTCTATATCAGAAGTTGGCGCAGCAAATGGAAGATTGTCGTATTCTTTTATAACTCCTAAAGTATAAAGTTGTTTATTTCTAATATCCCATCCAGGATATTCAAAACTTTTGGAATATTCTGTATTTAATCCTCTTTTTAAAACTTCTGTATTTTGTGATAGTTTGCATATTATATAATCAATTCCGTCCTCTGTGATTAGTGTATCTATTATTTTTAATTCTAATACATCTTCTCTTTCCATTTTAATCCTCCTGTTTTTTTGTTACAAAAAGTACCCTCAATTAACCCTTGCTTTTTTTAAAACGGGTCTCCACTATCTTCATTTTCTCCAACAATTTCGGCATCATCAATATCGTTTTCATTATGCTCATTGTCGTAAATTTTAGTTTCGTCCATTTGAACTGGCGTATCATCTAATTCGCTCGTATTTACTCCGCTTTCTTCTGCTTCGTACATTCCGCTTAATTCTTCAATAAATGCTTCTCTTAATGCTTGTGCTTTTGCTACTTTTGTTATCATTGTGACTGGTCGATTTTTCCAGTTTGTGTTTGGTGTTCCGTCTTTTTTAGTTCCTATATATTCATCAAAATTCACTTCAGCAGTAACAGGGTTATCCCAATCTTTTCGATAAACAGTACACCAAGCCCCAACCAATTCTTCTTTATCTTTTCTAAATATAGAGCCTTCACGTTTTATTAATTCTCCAGTTTCTTTATTTTCCACATATATCCCAACTTTTTTACCATTATATTGTGGATGTTGTATTGCCCTTTTTTCGATAGCGTCCTTTGCAACAACCACTGTTGCAGGGTCTTTATCAGTATATTTGATTAAATAGGCGTCCTTGACAAAAGGATTTAAATTTCTTGCCTTACACAGTTTCATAAAATACATAATTTCCTGATCTGTTACATTTCCCTGTCCACTTACCAAATATCTTTTTACAAGATTATTGCTTAACTTTACTTCGTCATTTCCTACTCTAAATACCATTAATCTATCATCATTTTTGTGTTTTTCGTTTCCTAGTCTTCCCATTTCTATATCCTCCTAAATTTGTTTGCTTTCTATTTTTATATATTCTAATCCGTAACTATCCACCAATTCTTTAAAGTCTTTCAGAAATTGGCTTGGAGCTTTTGGAAATCTTAATGTAATATCGTAATACTTACCGTTCACGGCTGTTTTTTGGGTTTCTTTGTTTTCGTTGCTTTGTTGCTGTGTAGCCTTGATTTGTGCGTTTTTGACTGCTTCCTCTTTTTCACGTTCTTTTTTTGCTTCAAGTTCAGCCAGTTCTCTTTGTTTTTCTTCTTCGGCTTTCTGTCTTAAATTTTCTTCTGTCTGCTTGATTTCGTTCTTCTTGCTTTCAATTTTCTCTGTAATAACGTTATAGTCTTCGGTCATTAAAAATTTCATTGATTCGAAAGTTATCATAAATTCAATTTCTGAATTTGCCTTTGCAATTTGTGAATTTATGAAGTCCTGCTTTTTCTCCAGTTCATCATATTGCTTTTGCACTTCATTCTCAATTTTTTTGAAAGTAAATGATTTATCTAGCCATTTGTCGTTCCATTCAAGGAAAATTTTTAATCCTGGATTTCTTGTGAAGATGTTATTTATTTTCTTCTGTACTTCAACCTTCTTTTCTTCCCTTATTTTTTCATCATATCCTTTAAGCTGTTCGCCAATAAAGTTTGATATTCCCTTTACTTCTTTTTCATAAGTTTTAAGAGTATCAATAAGTGTTTCGATATCAGCATTTGCCTTTTTCTGTATTTTCTTTCTCTCACTACTTATTATTTTCTCAAGTTTATTAAGATTTGTTCTTTCTGATTTTGCTATGTCAATATCATCTTCGGTAACAATCCAGCCCTTGTATTTTTTCCTAACAATTTCCATAAAGCTTTTCAAGTCATCAATATTACTTGTAACTTTAGCTGGCACAAGTTCTGTCACTTCAAACTCAATTACCTGTAATTCCTGTGTTCCCATTTTTCCTCCTATATTGCTAATCTTCTTTTTGATGGAGGTTCAATATCATTAATTATGAATGAATTAAACCATAGTTCCTTTTTTACAATTTCTTTTATATCATCTTCATCACGTTCGATGTAAAATTTTTTCAAAATGCTTTCATCAGTCCATTCTAACTTTATATTTGCAAACAAAACTGCAAATTTCCAGCCAGTCACAGCTAAGTAGTGCTGAACTTGTAAATGATAATGTAACGGTACTTCGTTTTTCCAATCTCTCTCAAACTGCTTCCAGTTCATGCATCGTGCCGTTTTTATTTCCAGCACTCCCTTTTCCTTGCTTGTTTTATTTTCCAATACACCATCTAAATTTGCAGCCATAAACGGATATTTTAGAGATACAAGTGTTTTATCAAGTGTCTTAACTTCAAATTCAGTATATTGCGATTCAAAAATCCCTCTTAAATGTGGCTCTTGCAATATTCCATTTTTTACTGCCGGGACATCGCTTATATCTTTTTGTTTTTCTCTCCCTGTTTTTATTCGCCATAATTCCTGGATATCTTCATTATAGGGATTATGCCCCATTATTATTGAGCAGTCTGAGCCGCCGATGTATTTTTGCCTTATGCTGTGCCACTCCTCTTCGTTTTTATAACTTATTTCTTTATAGTTCACTTTCTTCTCCATTTCTTTTATCTATGCCCTGCTCCTAAGTTTCAATGCCTGTTTCCTGCTATAACCAGCCCATTTTATCTTGAATCTCGCTTCCTCAAACTTTAGAAGCTCCAGCATATCCTTTTCAAAATCTGTTTCCCCACCTTCCTTGATGACTTCTTCTATTTCCCTAAACTTCTTGTCTGTTTTTGTAATCAATGTTTTTAAGTACATCCCAGTCTTCTTGCTGAACTCCTTGTGTTTGACTTCTCTTTTAAAGATCTTGTAATAAGCAAAGATTATAAACATCTGATTCAAAGCAACTTCTGTTGTATTGTATTTGGTTATTGAGTATTTTTTGAATTTATTTTTTATTTCTGTGAGCTCCTGCTCGTATACCTTCCTGAAACTAACAATAATAAATTCGTTCTTAAAATCCTTTACAACAGTTTGTTCAGGATTATGTAAATCTTCATACCCAAATTCATTGATTAACCTAGTTAAAGCCCTAAAACTTCTTTGTATAACGTCTTCAAGTTCAAAAGTACACCAAAGTGTCTGTTCTTCTGTTATCTTTTCTATTTTGGTGTCACCATTTTCAAGATTTTTATCAGTTATCTTCGGAATCTTGAAATAGTTCCTGTAGCTTTTGCATAAGTTTGATAAAGACATCATAATCATTATTTTTGATTTCCTGTTTTCGTCTGTTGAAATCTCTTTCATGGCAACAGCCTTTTCTAAAATTTCGTTTCTGATTTTTTTCTTTTTTGCTTTTCTTAATACTCCCAAATCACATCCTCCTATTTTCCCTTCATCTCTTTAATCGCTCTAGGACACCACCACAGCAGCATAGCCATTAAGAATGGAAAAGCTACATTGCCTCCTGCTATCCAATGTCCTTTAATCCTGATAACTTCAATCTGAATCCAAATTGATGTCAGTATCAAAATCATCCATTTTGTTGCATTCACTGTTGTCATCATTTTCTTCCTCCAATTCCTTAATTTCCTGTTTATCCATTTCAGCTTCAAGTTGTTCTCTTATTGTCATAAATCCTCCTAAAATAAATTTAATTGCTCTAGTTCATCTTCTTTCAGCATTTCCGCAGTTGCTTTTCTGTAAAATTCTTTTTCTACTTCAAAGCCATAACTGTTCCTGTTTAGTTCTTTTGCAGCTCTTAATGTGCTTCCGCTTCCTGCGACTGGATCAATTACTGTATCGCCAACGTCTGTAAAAATTTTGATTAATGTTTTTAATAAGTTTACTGGCTTTTGTGTCGGGTGTACCTTGGGATATTTTGATTTAGGATCAGGCTTCCACTCGAACCAGTTTTTTATCATTTTTCCGTTATTATTAAATTTTGGCAGCTTGTTCCTGTAAAATACCAAGGCGTACTCTGTCGCTCCAACTATTTTCATATTTGTTTTTAATGCCTGTGAGCTATTATGTTTTATGAATATTAGCGGATAATATTTATTGAATCCATTCTTTTTTGCGTATCTTACAAGCATTTCAATTTGCTGAAATGCACAAAACACAATCATTGCTGGAGCTTTTCCTTTTTCTTTCGGCTCTTTTATTAATAATTTTGAACAAAAGTGCATATATTCAGCAAGATTAAAGTTTATATCAGTCTTGAAAAAACTTGAATTTGCTTTCTTGCTCTCACCTTTTTTATTGTCGCCATCCACATACCATTCTGGACTGCTTGCAAACGCATTGTTTCCCAAATTGTACGGAATATCCGCTATTACAAGCTGTGCCTTTTTAGGTATGTGATACTTTTTGTAGTTCTGAAAGTTATCGTTGTATAATTCGCATCTTATTCTTTTTACATATTTCTTTTTGTTGTCCATATTCCTCCTATTCTTTATCTCTAGTCAGCGATACCTGATTTGCCCAAATGCTTTTAGATAAGCCCTTTTGTTACCTAGAAATGCTTTTATGATACTGACTAAAAATATTGTTTGTATTAACTTAATTGTGCCATCTATAAAATATAAAATTAAATAAATATTAGAAAAGAAGACTCATTATGACATTTCTGCATATTCTAGTAGCTATGCCTTGTGCAAAAATATGCAGTGGCATAGATGGCA